AAAAGTATTTAACAGCAGTAATCTTATAATCTTCGCTTTTATGTGAGGGCATTCAATATATATATTATGAATAAATATATTGAAAAAACGGCGTTTTAAATCTTCAAGGGTGTAAAATTGAATTTACATACCATTTAATATTTAAGATGAATGTTTCATTTAAAAAACCTATAAACACGTTGATAAATAAAGAATTTATATTTGGTTGGTTTGATAACGGTTGTAACATAAAATGTAATAAATGTGAAAAAATCTTAAATAATGAATATGGTATTTTGAAAAGAACAACGTCGGATAAAGTATATTACTTGGATGATGATGAATATAATCCAATAAATCAGATAACTTGTTATTCTTGTGCAATTTCATTTAAATTATTTACTAAATTAAATTGTTTTGCATTTAATTCTATATAATTTCTTATATAAATGACAAGAGATATGAAATTTCTTATAAAGTTATCTCATAGAGAGATACATATAGAAATTGAACATACTAGTACTATAAATGACCTTAAAAATGCGATATATGCAAAAAATTATTATCTTAGTAACAAAAAATTTTTTTTAAAAAAACACTTAGTTTCAGAGAGATTAACAAATAATATTATACTATATGATTTAGTTGTATCTATAAATCCACCAGAAATAAATCAAAGTGGTGAATATATGCTATGGGGCGAATTTTATAAAACAGAACAATGTAATATTATGTAATATTACGTATTGTAATTTATTGATTCATTAATTATATCTATTGCTTTTTTTTTATTATCAAAACCATCGACAACCACTACTTTTTTTTCATTATTTTTATAATTTGAAAAAAAATCTTTCAATATAAGTTTATCAAGTTCTGGAACATTGTCAATATCATTAATCTTTGAATATCTTTTATCTACACTTTCAATTGGGTAAGAAAGTATTTTTGGGTCATTTTTTAAATCGTGAAAACTATTACCATCTCTCATTAATAAGACACCAACTGGTTTGACAGTAATTATAGTTCCAGGATATATCGGTTGGTCATTTAAAATGATAATATCTAGAGCATCACCATCTTCGGCAATTGTATTATCCATATAACCATAATTATATGGATAATTATATGCACTAGATAATATCCTGTCTACCCGTATCCTACTTGATTCTTTACAAAATTCATACTTGACTTTAGAATTTTTAGGTATCTCAATAATTGTATCAAATTGGTCCATTAGTATTAAATAATAGATACATAAAAGTTGTATTTAATTTACTTATAATAATTATTCATTAAAAGCAACCATTTGTGGATGCCCTGCACTTGTATTCGCTCCTGACGATGCTATTTTTCTATGGTCTAAATTTCCTCCAGGACGTGTAGATGTCCAAACACGCGATATATCTAATTTATCTAATCGGTCTGGAAGTTGTGTTGGTAAACATTTGCATAATGTTGTAGGACTACAACAATCACCGGTTTGCTTTACTGCTGATTTAAAATCCGCTTTTTCATATATTTCGTCTTTAATTTCATCTTGAAATTCAAATTTAGATTTACTATCTTGAACATTACATTTGGTTATTTGTGATTTAGAATTAGTAATACTTTCAACTCTGTTTTTTTTTAATCTTAAAAATAATAAACTTACTACCAAAACAATAACAAATAATAATACTTTTCTATCCATATATATAAAACAACTATAAAAATATTTTAAATAATGCATTATTTAAAATATTTGATTTTTATTGTTTGCATATTATATGAAGGATATACTTAACAATGATATAGAAAAATTTAGTATAAATAATAACTTCATAAATGATGAAAATACAAATAATAATATAAATAATAATACAAATAATAATACAAATAATACAAATAATCCAAATGATAAAATAAATGAATTATTACAATTACAAAAAGATATGTGTGAATTAAAAGATATTTGCAATACCTTAAATGATATGACAAATATACAAGATGAAAATTTAAATGTAATTGATACAAATACAGAAAAAACAACAGATGATTTAATTTTAGTTAAAAATAATATGGTATCAGTTACAAAAACTATGTCTGATATAAAAAAAAAAATTTTTGTAGGGAGTGGTATAGTTGCAACAATCGGAACATTTGCAACTGGTACTTGGTTTGCATTCCCTATAATAGGCATATCCGCTGTTACAATTGGAATGACATATGTTAAAATAAAATAATTGTATCTCTTTTCACAGTATTTGTCTGTTTAATTAAATTATCTACTTTAATCCTTGCTATTATCTCTATTTATAAGTCTGTCAATCATTAATGGAAACCACGTTTCAATGAATTCTGTATCAGATTTATTACGCTCAAAATATTGTAAGAATTTAGTATATATAGATACCAAACCGTGATTGCTTACTGATGCTTCTATTATATCAATAGACATAGCATATAATGTTTCCATATCTCCAAGAAGTTCATTTTTTTGTATATTACTCTTAACCACTTTTATTATACCGTTAAGTGAAGATGGTTCAGTTCCATTTTTAATTATATATTTCCTTATACTATCTAAAACTCGATTTAAATCTGATGTATATGTCGAATATTTCCGTGGAACTATTAAACCGATATTTTTTTCATTTACTATTCCTGATACATTTATAGGATTCACTCCTGATAATGAATCAACTTTATACCATTGATTTTGATGTTTTTTTATACCCCATATATGGTTATGATTATATACAAAAAAGAAATCAGTATCATTTATCCAACTTAAAAAATTATCTATATTATATATTTTAACAGTATAATCAATATAATTTATTGGAAAATGGAAACAATATGTATGATTATATTTTTTTACTAGATATGATATTATACCCATATCATTTGCAAACATACAGTCATTCGATTCGGTATGGATTTCTACATTGTATTTATCATAAATATATTTATCATATTCTTTACACAATTCTGGAAAATCATTTTCACTTATTTTTGGTCCTTCAAAATATGCATTTAACGAGTGTTTCCTACAAAGACCACCAGATTGACTTTCCCAATATATATTCATTCTACTAATACTTATTTTTAATATTTAAAACTTGGATATAAAGTTTTAAATAAAATTTATATAATATGCAAACTCGATATCAAAAACTTATTTCACAACAAACACGAGATGATGATAAAAAATTTAATACAATTGTTATGCCTCGTAATCAAATTGAATTAGCATTATCAAAGAAAAATGAATCTAAACAGTCGGTTAGTGATGTTAATGAATCATCAAAAAATAAAGTGAAAGGTTTTGATTTTAATAGAATGAGTAAATTAAAATTAAAAATAGAACCAGATTCGAAAGTAGGTGTTGTATCCAATGTTGATGAAAATGGCATCAAGGAAGATCCGAGAATAATGATGGCAAAAGAAAAACTTAAAAATGCTCTTGCAAAAGCGTGGGGTATCAAATTACAAAAAGATACTAAAAAAGAACCCAAAAAATTTGAAACAAATGATTCTGATTCATCAAATGATTCTGAATCTGAATCTGATGAAGAAGATGAAGAAGATGAAGAAGCATACTTTAAAAAACTACCTAAGAAAAAGCAACTTTTCTTAAAACATATTGAGAAAAAGGTTAATGAAGTGAATAAAAAAAAAATACCGGCAAAATATCAAATTCTGGGTATACCTAATATTGGTATTGAAGTAAAATCGCAACTAATTAATAAACAAGAAATACTTGATAATATCGATGAAACTAGTTCTGAATATTTTAAGTTAAAAGAATGGATGGATAATTTAATGAATGTTCCTTTTAATAAATTTGTTGATTTACCAGTTAAACTTAGTTTAGATACAAAAAATGAAAAGAAATTAATTAAAAATACAAAAAAGATTAATGATTATGTTAGAAATTTTAGTTGCCAACTTGATAGAGCTGTATATGGACACCAGGAAGCTAAGACATCACTTCTTGAAATTATAGGTCAATGGATTTCTAATCCTACGTCACACGGACACGTTCTTGCTCTTCAGGGACCACCTGGAAATGGTAAAACTAGTCTTGCTCGTGAAGGTGTTGCTATAGCACTTAATCGACCTTTTAAAATGTTACCGTTGGGTGGTGCAACTGATGGTTCATATTTGGATGGTTGGGGATTTACTTATGAAGGTTCACAACATGGAAGAATTGTTGGAATTTTAATGGAAACGCAATGCATGAATCCGGTTATATTCTTTGATGAATTAGATAAGGTTAGTGATACTGAAAAGGGACACGAAATTATTGGAATCTTAACACATTTAACAGATTCCTCGCAAAATACTCATTTCCATGATAAATATTACGCTGGTATTGATTTTGATTTATCAAAAGCACTTATAATTTTCTCATTTAATGATGAAGAAAAGATTAATCCCATTTTAAAGGATAGAATGCGAATTATTAGAACTAAAGGTCACGAAACTAAGGATAAAATAATCATTGCAAGAGATTATATGTTACCCAAAATATATGAAAGTATTAATTTTACAAAAGATGATATTATAATAAGTGATGATGTCATTAAACATATTATATCACAATATACTACTGAAAAGGGTGTGCGAAGACTTAAGCAATGTCTTGAATCTATTGTAATGAAAATTAATCTTCTTAGATTACTTGGTGAAAATTCGAAAAAAGATAAAAAAGATAAAAAAGATAAAGAAGGTAAAGAAGGTAAAGAAGGTAAAGAAGGTAAAGAAGGTAAAGAAGGTAAAGAAGGTAAAGAAGGTAAAGAATGTAAAGAAGGTAAAGAAGGTAAAGAAGGTAAAGAAGGTAAAGAAGGTAAAGAAGGTAAAGAAGGTAAAGAAGGTAAAGAAGGTAAAGAAGTTTTAGATATCGATGATAAAAATGATGATAAAAATAATATTTTATCATTTAAAATTAAAGATTTTAAACTCCCTATTACACTTACCAATGATATTGTGAATAGTTTACTTGGTAAGAATGATAATATGAATTCTGCACCAGAACATATGTATATTTAAATGTATCAAATTAACTGTAATAAATTTTATCTTTAAATAAAATATAATGGGTTATAATAAAATTTTTGATATTGTCGATTATTCATTTCACATATTATTATATTTTGGGTTTGTATGTCAAAAATAATTATACTATTGCATTAATATTTAGTATATTATGGGAGATTTTCGAATATTTAATTACAAAATGTTCTATTACAAGAAATTTATTAATTAAATATTGGTTTGTTCCACAAGAAATATGGGATGAAGATATATTTAATAGAAATCGTTTATCTGATTTAATATTTAATATGTTGGGTTACCATTTTGGTAATATAAATAAATAAATAATTTTATTTTATCTTTTTCTTCTTTCTTAAATCAGAATAATGTCCGCATTTCGTTTTTCTACAATTCGTTGCTCTAGGTGGTAATCTAGCATAACATTTTCTACATATTAATTTATCACATCGATATGATTGTGCTAGTTTTAATAAGGTTGGATCATACATAATATTTAATTATTTAATTATTTTATTATTTTATTATTTAATTATTTATATAATCATCATTAAATCATCTATACTTATTACAGAACGACAATAAGGACAAGTGGTGTTTTTATCCAACCATTTAATAATACAATCTTTACAATAAAGGTGAAAACAAGTTGTATAAATATTACTTATATTTGTCAGACAAACTAAACATTCTTCAATTTCTTGTTGTAATTCACTTTTTAGAATAGTTTTAGGAATAATAATATTAACTTTATAACTAACTAAATCATTATCTTTAATTGTAATCGTATATTTATCTGAATTTATAGATACGAACCATTTTGCTATTTCTAAATATCCATTTTCACATGAATTACGAAAAGCATATTCATACCAAGATGAAATATCTATATCTGGTTTAATTTCCAATAACCATTTTGCTATTTCTAAATGTCCATTTTCACATGAATTACGAAAAGCATATTCATTATCAACTGAAATATCTATATCTGGTTTAATTTCCAATAACCATTTTGCTATTTCTAAATGTCCATCTTCACAAACAAGACAAAAAGCATATTCACCATTCACTGAAATATTTATATCTGGTTTCTTTTCCAATAACCATTTTGCTATTTCTAAATGTCCATTTTCACATGAATTACAAAAAGCATATTCATTATCCATTGAAATATCTATATCTGGTTTCTTTTCCAATAACCATTTTGCTGTTTCTAAATATCCATTTTCACAAACAGTACAAAAAGCATATTCATCATCCGCTGAAATATCTATATCTGGTTTCTTTTCCAATAACCATTTTGCTATTTCTAAACGTCCATTTTCACAAACAGTACTAAAAACATACTCATCATCAGCGGAAATATTTATATCTGGTTTAATTTCCAATAACCATTTTGCTACTTCCAAATAACCATTACAACAAGCATTATTAAAAGCATAATCATCATCCACGGAAATATTTATATCTGGTTTCTTTTCCAATAACCATTTTGCTACTTCTAAACGTCCTTTATAACAAGCATCACAAAAAGCATAATCATCATCAGCTGAAATATCTATATCTGGTTTCTTTTCTAATAACCATTTTGCTACTTCTAAACGTCCTTCATAACAAGTCAAACGAAAAGCATATTCATCATCTACTGAAATATCAATTTTATCTATATTTATTTCATAATATTTTTGAATAATACTTAAATTTTCATTGTTTTGTATTAATAAAATAAATTCTTGTGTTTCTTTTTCTGGAATTACATTCATTTTATTAAATATAATAAAAATACGTTTTATATCAATTATATTTTAAATAAAATTTGTTACTTAAAATTTGTTACTTAAAATTTGTTACTTAAAATTATAACACTAATTATTATTTGGATAATATGCATTCAATCTGTTATATAGATACTGATAATATTAGTCATAAAAGAGTTTCTGCTGTATTGGATTACCTTACAGAAGATGAAAATTTAAATATTCTAAGTCGAAAGGCATTTGGTGATTTTTGGAAAATAGAATCATCTTGGAAAGATATTTGTATCGAAAATAATATTATACCTAAATTTTCTCAATTTATTAACGGTAGAAAGAATTCCACAGATATGACACTAATGTTAGATGCACACACTGACCTTCTTAAAAATCAATGTATAGATGTTTTTGTTATCTTTTCGAATGATGCTGATTTTGTTCCAATTTCTATGGAAATACAATATTATGGTAAACAAGTCTGGGTAGTAGGAGATCGGAATAGAATTAGTAATTCTTTATTAAAAGTATGTAATAAATTTATAGACATCAATATAAACAATGATAATTCATTAATTAATGAAAATTCTAATATAAATACCGATATTAATACAAATAACGATACTAATATCGATGAAATAAATAATAAAATTATTAAAAATTTAAATGAATCACTAGGGGAAATATTTAATGCAAAGAAAGTTAATAGTATGCGTTTATCAGTAATTAGAATGCTACCTATTTTTAGAAATGGGAATTTAAATCATAAATTGTATGGAGACATACGATTTATTAGTTTTATTAAAAAATATATTAGAAAACCATATTTTATAAATTATAAATCATCTGGTAGTGATGTTTGGATTACAAAAAGTAAAGACAGTAAAGACAGTAAAGACAGTAAAGACAGTAAAGACAGTAAAGACAGTAAAGACAGTAAAGACAGTAAAGACAGTAAAGACAGTAAAGACAGTAAAGACACCAAAGACACTAAAGACACCAAAGACACCAAAGACACTAAAGACAGTAAAGACAGCAAAGACAGCAAAGACAGTAAAGAAAGCAAAGACAGTAAAAACCGAAAAGACAGTAAAGAACAAACTAATTAAAACATATATTTTTGCAAAGCAAATACAGTCATACCACCTATACTCATTGTTGAAAATCCTAATAATGCTCTTGGGATTGTTCCAACAAATATTCCACGAAAATCGTTCTTTACTGCATTTTTAAGTATGTTAAATGTATTGTCTTTTTTTCCACCATAACGTTGGCATTCCGTCTTTGCATAATCAAATGGTTGTGTAATCATACTCGCTACAAAACCAAATACCCCAGCAGTTAATCCATTTACTAAAATATTATCAGATAAATTTTTATTTAAACCATAATTTAAAACAGTGGCAAATCCTATATTTCGAAATAAAGTAGGATAAAATCCTGGAAATGATAACTTTTTACATTGTATATTATTTATTGTTTGTCCAAATGTTAATTTTCGTGTATTATCAGTCATCATTCTGGTTTTAATTGCTTCTATTGGATTATCTACTAATGTTTGTGCCGCTCCACCAATTATACCACTTAATATTAAAACATTAGAATGACTTAATGAAGTATTTGTACTAAAATAATAATTACAATTATTTTGTGTACCCCAATAAACAAATCGCATTGGAACAATACCTATAAATCTAGGTAAATATCCACTATATATTCCTCTTATACCATTAGATTTATACAATAATTTTAAATATTGTGAAGGATGTTTTATTGGATTATTTTGTAATCTAGCATTTTGCATTCGTGTTTTAAGTAAATCTATTGGATGTGTAAAAGTAACCTCTGTAATTCCAGCAATTCCACCATATAAAAATCGTTTATGTTCATCATTCATATTATTATATACAAACTTTACTTTTACTTTACTTTACTTTACAATTCTTTTATATATTATTTAAAAATATATTCATAATCTATTAAATAATGGATTATGAAGAAAATATGGAATCTGGAACAGTCAAAAAACTTGCGGAGAAAATATTTACCATTGAACCATTACATAATAACTCTATTCAGTTATTATTAGATGAATGTGATTCCCAATATGTAAGTGAATTGTTATTTTCTCTTCTTAATGAAGGAATACAGATAATGTTTGGAAAAAATATTCGCGAAATGAATATTTGTGAAATAACCGATGAAAATATTAGTATTATAAATGATAGGTTAAAGGCTATTTGTTTTAAAGTTTATGTTGACAAAAGATTATATACCGACCCACCGTACAGATATATAGATGGCAATAGAGTAGAATGGTTTGATTTAGGATGGTCTCATATTCATCCAAATTTAAATAAACCAGAAATACCATCAATTTGTGAATATATATATAACGTTTCCCTTGATGATGGCGAAGTTGCTATATGTTTTGAAAACATTACACTTTCAAATGCTACTGAAACGTATAAATAGATAGATAAATAGATAGATAAATAGATAGATAAATAGATATTTTTATATTTTATATATTAAATGAAGATATGTGTTTTAAAATGTGATAATGCACCTGATAAAACTATAGAAAAATTTGGTGATTATGATAAAATCTATAATACTTTCTTAAATATAGATAATGAAACTAAAACAATTACTTTTGAATGTCATAAAAATAAGTTTCCACAAAAAGAATTGATTAATAAAAATTCCGAAATCGATGGTTTTATAATAACTGGTTCAAAGCATTCTTCATATGATAATTTCGAGTGGATTAAAAGATTAAAAAATTTAATTATAGATATTGATAATTTGAAATTAAAAATGGTTGGTATATGTTTTGGTCATCAAATTATCGCAGACGCATTAGGAGGGAAAGTTATTATTAATCCGAATGGTTGGAATATTGGTGTCCATAAAATTTATATTAACAAAAATTATAAGAAAAAACTTGATAAATTATTTGATTACAATGATGTTTTATATATGCAATATATTCATAAAGATATAGTATCTGATGTAGGAAAAAGTAACTTAGAAATATTTGCATATTCAAATAAAATTAAAAATATGGGTATGATAAAAAAAAATCATATACTAACTTTTCAAGGTCATCCAGAATATTTACCGGATATGGTTAAAAATCTTTATATGCAAAGATTAAATATAATACCACCAAATATAATTAAAAATGTAGAGAAAAATTTAAATAACCCTATCGATCGCAACGTATTGTCTAAAGGAATAATTAAATTTTATAAAAAATAAAATAATATTAAAGTTTTATTTATAGTTTTATTTATAGTTTTATAGTTTAATTAATTATTGCTAAACTAAATATGACGAATATGACTGAAATTAGTGTTCCATTTCTAGATATAAATGGAAATATTGCGGTTAATGATGCTAATAACAATATCAATTTCGATAACAATAAACAATATAAAAAATTTACGTTACTTACATCGCCACTAATAGTCCAATTAAGTGGATATGTATTTTTTATTATATTTGGAGTGATATGTTATTTTATGGGGTTTGCGAGTAAGAATGATTTTTTTCGATGGGGACCTCCTGTTACAATTATTCAATATGAAATTATAACTTATACCCAATTTTATTTTGTTTTACTTATGTTTTTTGTTCATGAAATGATGAATGCATGGATATCAGAAGTTGTATATCCTTGGATAATAAATTATGTTCAAGATCCAAAATGCAAACATACTGGTTATTCTAATAATATATCATTATCAATTGTTAATATGAATGTATTATACGGTACACTTGATATACTTTTTATAGTATCTAGTATAAATTCCCAGATTTCATTTTTGATTTCAATAATAATTGGTAAATTGCTAGTAGTATCGGTAATAAATAGAAAATATATATTATTGAAGAGTCAATGATACATACAGTTGAAAATTTTAAATTTTATTTTTTATAAAATATAAAGTCATACTATATATTTTATATAATCAAATGTGTAGTACAAATAAAAATATTTTATTAGAAAATGAAAATGAAAATTCCAATGCCAATGCCAATGCCAATGCCAATGCCAATGATATTGATTTTAGTGTTGTTGAATCTAATAGTGAACAAAAGAATAAGGAATTTATTCGAAAATCTAAATTGTACACTAAAACTGGAGATAAAGGTTGCACTGGATTATATAGTGGCGAAAGAAGGGGGAAAAATGAACCAATTTTTCATACATTAGGTGCTATTGATGAACTTAATTGTGAATTAGGTATATGCAAGGTTCAATATTATAATATTATGAAATCATTTGAAAATAAGATATATACACCACCTGGTAATGGTTGGGAAAGAAGTGAAAAATGTGCTAAAACAGGTAAATACTATGAATGGTTTGCGTTAGGTAATATATTGTCAAATATTCAAACTAGATTGATTGAGTTAAGTTCTCATATTGCTACTGTTTCTGGAGAATATATGAATCTTGTGATTTTTGATACTGATAATAAACATCTAGGTGATTTAGAACGACTTATCGATAGATTGGATAGTGTTTTGCCTAGACTTACTACATTCTTGATTCCTGGTGGAGATTTACTAACTGCTCATTTGCACAAAGCACGAACTATTGCTAGAAAATCGGAAAGGTTAATTTGGGATGTTAAAAATGGTAATTTTAACCATATTACCGAAGGTTCATTGAAATATATGAATAGAATGTCAGATTTTTTATTCGTTCTATCTCGGTTTACTTCTTTTTCTTTAGGTTCAAAAGAAACACGGTTTAGTAAACTTGATATTGATGATAACACATATTTTAAAAATTAAATATTTAAAGTTAAAAATTTAAAGTGTATAAATTTTAGATGTTTATTTAAAAATAATATATCATTATATATAACGAAATGGTTATATATAGTATTGTAAATGACAATACTGAACAACCACAACCAGTAGAATATATTAGTTTTATTGATTTATTCGCTGGAACTGGGGCATTTTCATTGGTATTAGAGAAAAATAAAAATAAAAAATTTAAATGTGTATTTACAAATGATATGATGAAATGTTCTAAAAAAATATATGAACTTAATCATCCATCACATATATTTACACTTCAAGATTTGAATAAAATAAATGTAAATGATATTCCAAACCATAATTTACTCTGTGGAGGGTTTCCGTGTCAACCATTTAGTATAGCAGGTGAAAAAAAAGGTTTTGATGACAAACGATCTAATGTATTTTGGAAAATTATAGAAATATTAGAAAAACATAAACCTGAAATAATTATTTTGGAAAATGTTAAAAATTTAAAATCACACGATAACGGAAATACATATAAAGTAATTGAAGAAAAACTACAAGAAATAGGATATTATATTAAAAATTCGGTATTGGATACCAGTAAAATTACAAGTATTCCACAACATCGTGAAAGAATTTATATTGTAGGTTTTAGAAATAAACAAAAATACGATCTATTTAACTTTGAGTTTGAAGAACAAAATAAAAGGGAAATAATTGAGTTTTTAGAAGAAGATATCGATGATAAATATTATTATTCAGACAGATTTAAAGTTTTTGAAGAAATAGAAAAGGGTATTACAAAAACTATTTCTGAAAATGTATTATATCAATATCGTAGATTTTATGTACGAGAAAATAAGAGTAATTGTTGCCCAACACTTACAGCAAATATGGGTGGTGGTGGACACAATGTTCCTTTACTTAAAGATGAAAAGGGTATACGAAAATTAACACCAAGAGAATGTTTTAATTTACAAGGATTTCCATCAAATTATAAACTCCCTGATATATGTGATTCTGAACTATATAAATTGGCAGGCAATGCAGTATCTGTTCCAGTCGTGGAGTTGATTGTTAATAAACTAGATAGTATTGTTTAGTTCGGATATATGTCCATTAAATATTAGTTTACAATGATTTCCCAATTGTGATTGAAGTTGTTTGAAAGATAATCTAGGTCTCCTTTTTTGTTCACATTGGTCAAAATAAGTTTGAGTTTTATTGATTTTTATATTTTTCCATATATCTGACATATTTGATAATTTAATCTCATAAATTTTATATCTTTTAAGATTATTTTCAAAACCATTGACAAAATATATTCTATCCCATTTTTCTTTTGGACCAAATGAAGTTGGTGCAAACGACGTAAATCCTTTTACTTCACAATGTATAGGTTTAGATAATTTGTCTATAACTAAATCCCCTATTTTTGTATCCCAATTTGGCATAATTCTATATTTTTTTGCTATTGCGAATTTAGCAATATTTTCTGAGATGTGTGATGGAAAGTTAGATAGTCTAATATGCTTTTTTTTCATGAATAAATTAATTTTTTTTTCATTAGTAATCGTGTCATTAAAACTGTCAATACAATCATTTAGAAGAGAGAATGTCATACTATCTATTAGTTTTTTATTTTTTTCTCTATGTAAATATCCTTTAAATAAGGATTGAATTTTTGAAACTGAATCTATTTTTGTTTGTTGAAGTTGTGTATTTTCAGCATCCATAACTTATATTAATAAGTATTAATTTAAATCAATTTTTTAGTTGTATAAATATACATATTTAGAAAATATTCTATTTTTAAATATTACGATATTAAATATTTAAAATATTAAGGTATTAAATATTTAAAATAATTTTTTATAAAGTTTAAAATAATAATGTTATTAATAAATACGCACAATGACATTTTCTTTAAATATTGACTTTATCGAAACCTATTCAAAAATAGAACCACCGTTTGGTTTCAATGGTTTGGGCAAACTAGTTTATATGCGAACTTACTCTAGAATTAAAAATGATGGAACAAATGAAAATTGGTTTGAAACAGTTAAAAGGGTTGTTGAGGGAACATACAATCTACAAAAAAAGCATATTGAAGGACTTTCTCTTGGATGGGATGCAATTCAAGCCCAGTCTTCTGCTCAGGAAATGTATGACAAAATGTTTAATATGAAATTCTTACCACCTGGAAGAGGTCTATGGGCAATGGGAACTGATATTGTAAATAAAAAGGGATTAGCAGCCGCATTAAACAACTGTGCCTTTGTATCTACTGCAGAAATGGGATTAACAGAACCTCTTCATAAACCATTTAAATTTTTAATGGATATGTGTATGCTTGGTGTAGGTGTTGGTTTTGATACTGAAGGTGAGAACAATATTGTAATAAATCAACCTCGAGGAAAACTTACTGAATATGTTATTGATGATACAAGAGAGGGTTGGGTAAATTCAATTGTTATTCTAATTGAAGCATTCGTAAATGGCATAAATCCATCTTTTAATTACAATCAAATTAGACCTAGTGGAATACAACTTAAAACATTTGGTGGTGTTTCATCAGGACCACAACCGCTTATCAATGCTCATATCTCTATTAGAGAAGTTTTAATGAAAAATGTAGGAAAAGGTATCACTGTCACTACGATTGTTGATATTATGAATCTTTTAGGTAAATGTATTGTATCTGGAAATGTACGTAGAACCGCTGAAATTTCATTTGGAAAATCCGATTCCGATGAATTTATGGATCTTAAAAACTATGAAAAGAATCCTCATCGTGCAACATATGGTTGGACATCGAATAATAGTATCTTTTCTGAAATTGGGATGGATTATAGAAATGTTTGTGAAAGAGTTAAATCCAATGGTGAACCAGGATTTTGTTGGCTTGACAATATGAGAAAGTTTTCTCGCATGTGCGATCCAATTGATAATAAAGATAGACGTGTAATGGGTGGAAATCCGTGTCTTGAACAGTCTTTGGAAAGTTATGAATTATGTTGTCTTGTCGAAACGTTTCCTAATCGTCATGAAAAATTAGATGATTATTTAAGGACATTGAA